GTGTTTCTCCCTCTCTTAGAGTAACCAAACCGGCACGCCCGTACCGATCTTGAGAAGATCAACAACACGGTGCGTGACGTATGTCGGCAGTCCAAACCGGTACGCCCGTACCAATCTTGAGAAGATCAATAACACGGTGCGTGACGTATGTCGGCAGTGCGTGGCATACTGCGGTCGGGTGGGCGGAGTCCCCACCCATTCCTGGAGGAGGCGACGTGAGCGATGATCACCGGTCGACGCCACTCCGCTCCGCTAACGGCCTGATAAGCCCGGTCGTCGCCGAGACGGTCCAGAGACTGCCGCTCGTGGACGAGGATGTCGCCGCCGCGGCGCTGGCCCGCCACTACGCCGCGCTCCTGGATGATGCCCCGGTGATCAAGCTCAACGTCCAGCGCGCGCTGGACAAGCTGGCCCGGACTCGCCAGTCGGTGGACCGGCTGGACTACGGCGAGCAGCCGGCCGCCGAGCTGACCAAGATCCACGAGTCGCTCATGGTGCTGGCCGCACAGGTAGAGCAAGTCGCCGTCGCGGCGGCGCTAGGGCCCAAGCTGCTCGACGCCCTGACCGAGCTCGGCGCGACGCCCAAGGCGCGCGCCGCACTGCGCAGTCAGGTCAGGGAGCCGGCCGGCCGAGGCAAGCTCCAGGCCATGCGCGGCGGCCGTGCCGGTTGAGTTGCGAGGCCGGGAGGAACCGCGTCTCGCCTCCGAGCCCCTCGGTCGGCTGACCAAGCACACGTCCCTCGGGTATGAGGCAATCGAATTCGCCGAAGAGATGCTCGGCATGACGCTGTTGCCGTGGCAGAAGTGGTGGCTGATCCACGCGTTGGAGATCGACTCCAACGGTGGGTTCCGCTTTCGCACGGTGCTCACCTGCGTCGGCCGGCAGAATGGCAAGACCACCCTGCTCGTCATCGTCTCGCTGTGGATGATGTATATGGGCCGGGTGCGGCTGGTCCTCGGCGCGGCGCAGGCGCTCGACATCGCCCGGGAGTCGTGGCAGACCGCCGTGGACATCGCCGAGTCCGACGCTGAGCTGCGTGCCGAGATCTCCTCGGTCAAGCGCGGCAACAACCTCATCACGATGGACCTCCAGAACGGCGCCCGGTACCGCATCGCCGCCGCGACGCGCAGCGCCGGGCGCGGCCTCTCGGTGGACCTGCTGATCCTGGACGAGTTACGCGAGCACCGTGACTGGGCGCCCTGGTCAGCGCTGAGCAAGACGACCACCGCGCGGCCGAACGCGCTCACCGTCTGCATCTCCAACGCTGGGGACGACGAGTCCGTCGTGTTGAACGCGCTGCGTGACCGCGCGATGTCGGGCGCCGATCCGGCGCTGGCGCTATTTGAGTGGAGCGCGCCGGAGGGTTGCGAACTGGACGACCGGCAGGCGTGGGCGCAGGCCAACCCGGGGCTCGGCTACACGATCACCGAGCAGGCGATCGCGAGCGCGCTCGGCACCGACCCGCCTGGCGTGTTCCGCACCGAGACGCTGTGTCAGCGTGTCGACTCGCTGGAGACGCCTATCGATCTCGGCGCGTGGCGTTCCTCGTCGGACCCGGCCGGCTCGCTGGACGACGTGCGCGATCGTGTGCGGCTCTGTGTCGACGCGTCCCCGGACGGACAGCACGTGACCCTGATCGCCGCCGCGCCGTTGGACGACGGCCGGATCAGGGCCGAAGCCGTGGCGCACTGGTTTGACGTCGAGACCATGACCCGCGAGCTGCCCGACCTGGTCGACAAGATCAAGCCTGTCGCTACCGGGTGGTTTCCTGGTGGGCCGATGGGCCAGGCGGCCAGCACGATGCGCACACTCGCGGAGCGCGGCCATCGGGTGGACGAGATCACCGGGGTCCGCGTGCAGGAGGCGTGCATGGAGTTGGCCTCGTTGGTGCTCGCGCGCCGCGTTGTGCACCCGAACGACCCGCTGATCAACGCGCACTTGGCCGGCGCGGGCAAGCTCGCGCGTGGCGACGGCTGGGTGGTCAGTCGTCGCGGAGCGGGGCATGTCGATGCCGTGTACGCCCTTGGCGGTGCGGTGCAGCTCGCGCTCACCGTGGCCGAGGCCAAGGCCAAGCCAAGGCCGATGGTGGTGTGATCAAATGACAGTAGGTCCACAGAGGACTAGATCTTGGCTTAACAGAGCCAAGATCGTAGTCCGAAAGAACCGTACCGAGATTGGTACGGGCGTTCAGATTTTCGGTGCCGCCGCAGGTATCGGTGCCTTGATCGCCACGCTAGGGCTGCTCTCGCTGATCGTGGTGGCCGCGATAGGGCTGATTCTGATCGGCGTCGCGATCGAGAACGGGGGTCGGTGATGGGTCTCGGCAAGCTGTTCAGCCGCACCGCGCTGACCAATCGGATCACTGAATTCGCCGTCATCGACGGTGTCAAGGTCGATGGGTCCGGCATGATCGGCGCTCGGTATCAGGGCGCCATGCGGATCCCCGGTGCCTGGCGCGCGGCCAACCTGCTCGCTGATCTCGTCGGCGGCGTGCCGTGGGACGCCTACCGCCAGCGCGCCGGCAAGCCGATCGAGAAGCTCGATCCAACGCCGCCGTTGCTGGAGCAGCCGGCACCGCCGGACACCCGGATCACCACGCTCAGCTCGTGGATGCTCGACTACCTGTGGAACGGGAACGCGATCAGCATCGTCGCCGCGCGCGACGCGTACGGGTACCCGACAGCGGCGTTGCCCCTTCCGGCCGGCCAGGTGGGTGTCAGACGCGTTGGAATGAACGAGGGGTTGCCAACACCCTGGTCGCCCGGTGAGATCGTGTACAGCGTCGCTGGGCGCGAGTTCTCATGGCGCGACGTGATCCACGTGAAGGGTCCGTGCGAGCCGGGAGCGCTCCGAGGCATGGGCGTGCTGGAGCACCACATGGTCGGTGGCGCGCTCGGCCTGTCCCTCGAGCAGATGCACCAGGCCAACCAACTCGCTGAGCACGGCGTACCGACCGGCATGCTCACCTCTGAGGACCCGGACGTGACTCTCGAGGAGCTAGAGGCGAACAAGCTCGCATGGGTCAAGGCGCAGCGTGACCGGTCCATCGCCGCGGTGAACAAGGCCATCACCTTCCAACCGTTGAGCTGGAAGCCCGACGAGATGCAGATGGTGGAGTCGCGGCGCTACACGCTGACCGACCTGGAGAACATATTCGGGTTGCCGGTCGGGTGGCTCGGCGGGATGAACAGCGCGCGCCAGTACAGCAACATCGAGCAGGACGCGGTCAACCTGATCAAGTTCTCGCTGCGCGGTCACCTGGAGCGGTTCGAGCAGACACTGAGCCTGATGTTCCCGCGCGGCACGCGCGTCAAGGCAGACCTGGACGACATCTTGCGCGCCGACACGCTGACCAGGTACCAGGCGTACGCCATCGGCCTGGCCAATGGATTCCTGGAGACTAACGAGGTGCGGGACGGCGAGGGCCGGCCGCCGATCTCGGCCAGTGACAACCTTGGCGACGCGCGCAACATCGCTGAGATGGTGCAGAAGGTGTACCTAGGTGTCGGCACGGTGATCACTGAGGACGAGGCACGGGAAATCCTGAACGCTGCCGGCGCCGGACTGAAGATCCCCGCACCCAAGATCACAGTGCCGGTACCCGTGCCGCTCAAGGCAGTGCCGGACGCTAACCCGCAGGAGGAGACAGCATGACCAGCAGGCGTAGGAGTGCGGCCCAGCCCGACGAGCTGACCGCAGACGAGAAGCACGCCGACGAGCTCGGTGCCGCTGTGGTGCCGGCCGCGCAGGTAGCGCGCGATGACGCGCCGGCCGAGGCGAGCACACCGATACCTCGCCACTCTGGCCGGCCGGCGCGGTGCCAGGTCGACAACTGCCTGCGTGAGCTGTTCCAAGACGGCCTGTGCCAGGTTCACTGGGTGCTCCGCCCGAACCTGCGCCGGGTAGGCCGTGATGGCTGAGACCCTGTACCGCACGGTCATCCCCGCGTTGGAAGTGCTGACCAGAGCCAAGGGTGGCGACGGCCGGACCATCGCAGGAATCGCCGTGCCGTACAACACGCCGATGCGCATCGACGCGCGGCTGACTGAGCAATTCGCACGCGGCGCGTTCAACGCGCAGCTCCGCGCTGGCCACCGAGTCATGTTCGCGCGCGACCACATCACGCTCGGCGGGTCGCTGATCGGTAAGACCACCATGCTGCGCGACGACGCGGCCGGCCTGTACTTCGAAGCGCGGGTCAGCGCGACCCCAGTCGGTGACGAGACGCTCACGCTGGTCACCGATGGCGTGCTTGACCAGCTCTCGATCGGATTCCGGGAAGGCAGTAACCGGCGTGCGGCCGGTGGCGTCACCGAGCGAATCACGGCGAGCCTGTTCGAGATCGCGGTGGTCATGGAAGGCGCGTACGGCGCGCATGCCAGCGTCGCCGAGGTGCGAGAGGCCGGGAGTGGGATGAGCTACGACGAACAGGCAGCTCAGATCATCGCGAGCCTTCGGCCTCTGCCGTTGCCGCCGCATGCATGATGTTGTCGCTACGCTGTGTTACCGTGACCTAGAAAGCTGGACACCGGCACCTCGGCCCCTTGGATACCGACACCCCCGCCCCTCACGGAAGCGGACACCCCGGTCACTGGAAGCGGACACCCCGGTCACTCGGAGCGGCAATCAGTCCACTCAGGATGATCGGGAGTGATCATGAGTAACCCCTACCTGGACGCGCTCCGTACCAAGTACGAGGCCATGCAGTCCAGCATTCAGGGCGTCCAGACCCGCGCCGTCGATGAGAACCGCTCGCTTACCAAGGACGAGCTGGACTCGATCAAGACGCAGAGTGACACAGCTAAGGCCGTGTTCGAAGAGATCGAGTCGCTGACCGCGATCGAGACCCGCAACGTCAAGGTCCAGGCACTCGCCGTCCAGCTCGAGAGCATGGCCGCTGAGCCTGCCGCCAAGCAAGGCGAGCCGGTCGGCACCCAGACCCGCGCCACCAAGCTCGGCACGACGACCACCAAGGAGCGCGATCCCGGCCATTACCGGTCGGCGAGCGAAGGTGGTTCACACAGTTTCTTCGGCGACATGTACCGATCCCGGTTCTTCCAGGACGAGAAGGCTACTGGTCGTCTCGCCGAGCACCGTGCCGCGCTGGACACTGTCGGTGAGGGTGTCGGCACCGTCGCTCCTAAGTGGATGACAGAGGAGTTCGAGAACCTGGCCCGGCAAGGTCGTGCACTGGCCAACGCCGTGCGCTCTGTCCCGCTCGGTGACGACCCGCGACCGATGACCCTGCCCAAGCAAATCACGGGCAACGACACGAACGTGGTGGACCAGGCAGCCGAGAACGACCCGATCGTTGAAGGTTTCTGGGACAGCGATGTCGACGTCGTGACGCCCAAGGCCATCGCGGGCAAGGACATCGTGTCCCGCCAGATGGTCGACATGTCCAGCCCGGCCATCGATCAGCTGATCTTCGGTGACCTGATGAGTGTCTACAACCTTCAGGTAGAGAAGAAAGTCGGCGCAGCGGTCATCGCTGCGGGTGGCACGGCGGTCAAGACAATCGCCACGGACACCGCGTTCGGTACGGCTGCTGCCGGTATCGACGCCATCATTGACGCGAGCATCGCGGTCCGAAACGATCGCAAGCTAGGCGCCAACGTGGTGGCCATGAGCGTGAACCGTTGGGGCAAGTACAAGAAGCTGAAGGACGGCAGCAACCGGCCGCTCATCCCGGTGAGTACCTACGGTCCGCAGAACGTCTCGGGTTTGGGTTCAGTCAACGTCGACGGTGTCATCGAAGACCTGGCCGTGGTCGCCACCGAGGGTATCGGCGACGGAACTACCTTCCCCGAGAAGGTGTTCGTCATGCGATCGTCCGACATCCTGCTGTTTGAGTCGAACCTGTTGCGGTTCCGGTACGAAGAGCAGCTCGGGCCAGAGTCCGTTGTCCTGGGTATCTGGGGCTACGTCGCGGTGCTGGTCCGCCAGCGAGTCGGCGCGGCGAGCAAGTCGGTCAAGCACTTCGTGATCACGGCGGGTACCTGATCCGATGTGGCCTCCTGACCTGGACGCGCTCAAGGCGGACATGCGCCAGCGCGGTGTCACGCTTGACGACGCCGACGACGTGCAGCTGACCATCGTGCTTGACGCATCGGTGGCGTTCACGGAGCGCGTCCACTCGGGTGGCTACAACTTCACTGACGACCCCCTGATCGAGCTGCCTGCTCCGACCCCCGACTTGGAGCTAGGCACGGTCCGTCTGGCGGCCCGGTGGCATACCCGCCGCCGGTCGCCGGACGGGCTGATCAGCATGGCGGAGCTGGGAGCGGCGCGTGTCCCCTCGTTCGATCCGGACATTGAGCGCCTGTTACGCATTGGCCGGTTTGTGCCGGGGCGATTCGCGTGAGCACGATCAGCGTTGCGGCAGCAGCCATGGAAGCGGCGTGCCAGACGGTCGGCGAGATCCGGACGTACAAGCTCGGCCAGACCATCGACCCGCCGGCAGTCATCGTGGGGCCACCCCGTCTGCTCTGGGAAGCGCAGTGCGTTGACGGTGGACCGACGAGCGCGGAGTTCTCCGTGTTCCTGGTGACTCGGCTGGACGAGCGGGCCACCGAGGTCCTGTTCGAGCTCGTACCTCAGGTGGTGCTCGCGATCGAGGAACAGACCAAGGGCACCGTGTCCGAGGCCAACCCGACCGTCTACGAAGATCTTCCGGGGTACGAGCTGCGCACCCTGTACCCCCTGTGGTGAAAGGAAAGCACGATGGCTGCACACGGCAGGCAGATCAAACAGATCACGCTCACGCTTGGGGTGCTCAGTTTCGAGTGCCAGGTGTCGAGCTGGACCTATGACCCGGGCATCCCGGACGGTGAGCGGTTCTACACGCAGTGCCCTGACGGTGTCATCGTGGACGAGGGCATCCCGGAGCCGACGCTACAGCTCTCGTTCTTCTCCGACTGGAGGAGTGACGGTATCTCGGACTTCCTGTCCGCACACACGGGTGAGGATGCTGAAGTCGAGCTGAACCACCACCCGGACATCCCGGCGGAGCACGTGGTGTGGACAGGCCTGGTCCGGCTCAAGGCTCCGCCGGTCGGTGGCGAGTCGCGCGTGATCGAGCGCACCGAGGTCACCCTCGTCTGTGTCGGCCCGCTCGCGTACGCGCGGGGCGTCTGATGGCGCGCGTGGTGGTCCCGGCTGAGGTCCGGACCACTTACGAGCTGGACCTGACGTTCGGCGCGCCGACGGTTGACGGAGACTCCGTCCCCGCCGGCCGGGTGTATCTGCTCGTCAGGAACCTGTCCGGCGTGACGGTCACCGTCACCGTGCTGACCACCGCAGTGGCTAGCGGCCTGAATGTCGAGGACCTGGCGGTCCCAGTCGAGGCTGGCGACACGAGCTTGGTAGGTCCGTTGCCGGCCAGCCTGTTCGCGCAGGAGGCAGACGGCCGGGCCTACGTCAACTACTCGGCGATCGCCAGCGTCACGCGGGCGGTGTTCACGCCATGATGCTGAATTTCCTGCTCAGGAACGTGGAGTCTGGTGAGGACCTGAAGGTCACAGCTACCAGTCGAGACATCCTGGTCTGGGAGAAGACCAGTCGGTCCAACGAGTCGTTCACCAACCTGGTCACCGCGCCGCATCTGGCCCAGTACTACCGGGTCTCCTGGATCGCGGCCAAGCGGCTAGGTGAATTCGACGGCACGCTGCATGAGTGGGAAGACCAGTACGACCTGGACCTTGACCGTGTCGAGGAAGGCTCCATTTTCCCTACCCGGCCGGCTCCCACTACCGAGCAGTGATCACTTTGGCGATCGCTACGGGGATCCCTATGAGTGAGTGGGAGCGGGCTGGCGAGCGAGCGCAGGAGACGGCCTGGTCGCTGCTCAAGGACAAGCTGGACGCGCAGCGACAGGCGATGGTGCCACAAGGCGATATGCAGTACAGCGGGTAGGAGGCAAGCGGATGGCCAAGAACGCGTTCACGGTCCGGATCACCGCCGTTGGCCTTCGGGAAACCCTGGCCGCGTTCCGGGCCCTGCCCAAGGACGCGTCTGCCGAACTGCGTGACGCCGCGCAGGAGATCTCCCGGCTCGTGGCCTCGGTTGCGAAGTCCAGCGCCGGAGACCCCCAGTCACAAGCCGTCGCGGCCACTGTCCGGCCGGTGCGCGATCGGGTGCCGGCGGTCCAGGCTGGCGGTAGCCAGCGCATTACTTCCCAAGGCATCCCGGCCTACCGTCTGCTGTTCGGGTCGGAGTTCGGCGCCGAGGGTCGGTACGGCTGGTACGCGGCAAGCAAGTACGGCGGCAGCGCCGGCCGGCAGTTCTCTGGCCATACCGGCACGGCGGGCCGGTGGTTCTTCCCGTCCGTGGAGCGCACCAACGTGCCGGCCATGAAGGCCTGGAATGACGCGGTAGATCGGATCGTCCGGAAGTTCGAGCGGGGAGGATCCATCTGATGGCCGGTGACCGCACTATCCGGATCAAGGTCGACGGTGACTCGTCGGGCCTGGCCAACGCGGCGCGGCGCGCTGGCGGCGACGTCGACGGAATGGACAAGCGGCTCGGCAGCCTCGGCCGGACGGCCACGATCGGTGCCGCCGCGTTCGCTGGTATGGCCGCCGTGTGGATTGGCTCGACGGCGCGTGTGCTTGCGGGCATGGAGAGGCTCCGGGCCCAGACGGACACTGTGATCAACTCCATGGGTGTCGCCTGGACGAACACCGATCACGTCGTGGGGTACGCCGAGAAGATCGAGAAGCTGTCCGGTATCGAAATGGAGAATGTCCAAGCTGGACAGAACCTCCTGCTGACCTACGCCAATATTCAGAACCGGATGGGAGCCGGGAACGACATCTTCGACCAGGCGACGTCGCTCATGGCGGACATGTCACAAGCCACGGGCAAGGACATGCCGGCGTCCGCCACCCTGATGGGTAAGGCACTCAACGATCCGATCAAGGGCGTTGCCGCGCTGACCAAGGTCGGTGTGCAGTTCACCGCACAGCAGAAGGAACAGATAGCCGCGTTCGTTGAGTCCGGCAACGTGATGGGCGCGCAGAAGGTCATCCTCGCGGAACTGACCAGGCAGTTCGGTGGCAGCGCCGCCGCGTTCGGCGAGACGACGGCCGGCCAGGTGGCCAAGCTTCAGAATCAGTTCGGTGACCTGAGCGAAGAACTTCTGGTCGGTGTGCTGCCTGCGATCAACGGGCTAGTGGATCTCGGCGCAGGGCTAGTGCAGTGGTTGACGGACAATCAGGGTTTGGTCAAGACGCTGGCGATCGCATTCGGCGGGTTGGCCACCACACTCCTTGTCGTGCGCGGGTCTATCGCGGCGGTGAATGGGGTTAGTGCTGCATTCCAGGCCATCTCGGGCGTCATGAAAGGCAACGTCGCGGGGCTCGGCGGTGCGTTCGCGGGCATGAGCACGGCGGCTCGCGTCGCCTCGATCAGCATGGGCGCGATCGGTATCGTCGCCACCATCATCGGCGTGGCGCTGTCCGCGTTCGGTGGCCAGTCCGAAGAGGCGGCCGCTCGACAGCAGGAGCTTGCCGAGGCGGGGCGTGCAGTTGCCGACGCGATCACTGCGCAGAACGGTGCGATCAACCAGAGCGTCAAGAGCACGACGGCCAAGCAACTGGGGGACGCCAAGCTGTTGGAGGTCGGCAAGCAACTGGGCATTTCTGGTGGCACCTTGGTAAACGCGGTGTTGGACGAAGGTAAGGCGTACGACAGTGTGACTGGCAAGCTAGAGAAAGAGATCAAGACCAGGCAAGCGCGGATCGACATGTTGGCGCAGCAGGAGGGCGGCAATATCAAAGAGCGCGACGCCATTCAGTCCGAAGTGGACGCTCGACAAACTTTGCTCGATGGCTTGAACGAGATGCACGGCGCCAAGCAACAGACCCTGGAAGAGGAGAAGGCCAGCGCCGAGGCTGCCGGCCTGACCACCGAGGAATACCGCAAACAGACCGGAGCGGTGCAGGAGCAGGTTACCGCGCTGGATGAGCTGATCGATCGTATGAGTGAAGCGGCCGGTATTCAGACCACTCAGATTGAGGCAGAAGGTAACTGGTACGCCGCTTTGGAAGATGCTAACGAAGCGATTGTCAAGAACGGTGAAACGCTGGACCAGCATACCCAGAAGGGCCGAGACAACATGGCGGCGCTACTCGGTATCAAGGACCGAGCGTATGAGCTGATCTCGGCGGATGCCGCGCTCGGCGCGACACAGGAGCAGACCACGGCCAAGATGCAGGCAGCGCGTGACGCGTTTATCCAGGCCGCCACACAGATGGGCATTGATGAGATAGCAGCTGGGGCCCTTGCCGATCAGCTCGGCCTGATCCCAGGAAATTACCAGGCGAACATCGTCGCCGATACCGGACCAGCGCGTGCCGCCGTGTCCGAGCTGGACAAGTGGATCCACCAGGTGCTGGACCCGGGCTACAACGCGAACGTGACCGCAGGTGTCCCGCTGCCCGGCATCGGCAAGGCGACCGGTGGCCCGGTGGTTGCCGGCCGGAGCTACCTGGTTGGTGAGCGTGGCCCTGAGATCCTGAGCATGGCTGGTGCCGGTGTTGGCGGGAACATCACTCCGAACCACCAGCTTGGCGGGAGCGGTGACGTGACCGTGAACGTGATGATCGACGGGCAGCAGTTCACCGGCATGGTGCGCAAGGAGATCAACAGCAAGAACCGGTCAACCCGTCGGGCAGCGACGTCCGGAACGGGCGGTGCGCGATGAAGGCGATGGTGCTCACATGCTGAGCCTCAGCTACGACGGTGACCTGTCGAGGGTGCGCGCCACCGGCACCGTGCCCGGTACGCAGGACACCTTCACCCGCGTCACCGCGAACGGTTGGGGCACCTCGACGTCCGGCACCGCCTGGTCGGTCATCGGGACCGCAGCGGAGTACAGCACGACCGGCACCGTCGGCCGCCACTCCGTCGCCACGGTGAACGCCTACCGGATCTCGGTGCTCGACGTGACCGTTGCCGACATCGACGTGACGATGCACTTCCGCACGCCGGCCAATCCCTTGGGTGCGTCCCAGATCTTCGAGCTCGCCGCTCGGTGGGCCGGCACTAACGATTTCATGGCCGCTCGCATCGAGCTCCAGACCACGCTGGTCGTCAACGCGCGGTTGCGCAAGGTGGTCGCCGGGGTGTCGACGTTCCTGGGATCCACGGCTACCGCACCGTTCACCTATGTGGCCAACACCTGGTACGCCGTCCGGTTCCGTGCGGTCGGCTCCGACTTCGCCGTGAAGGTGTGGCAGGCAGCCGGCACCGAGCCGACCGCGTGGGCCGTACAGACCTCGGACAGCTCGGTCACGGCGGCCGGCGACCTGGCGGTGCGTTCCGTGCTGTCCACCAGCAACACGAACACCCTGCCCGTGGTGTTCGAGTACGACAACCTGGCCCTGTCCGGCGCGGTGCTCGAACGGTCCACTGACCAGATCAGGTGGTCGACGGTGCGCGGCGGTGCCTCCCTCGGCGTCACCGGCACGGCGTTCACGGTGGACGATTACGAGTTCGTCTCCGACGTGGTGAATTACTACCGCCTACGGATGCCGGGTCTCACGCCGGACACGGCGAACATCACGCCATCCCTCGGTGGCATATGGATCAAGAACATCGCACGGCCGTTCCTCAACCGGCAGGTCACGGTCATCGACTGGGGTGACGTCCGTCGAGCCTCCCGCAACGGCGTGTTCGACGTGGTCGGCCGCACGATGCCGGTCGCGGTGACCGACGTCCGATCCTCACGCAGGTACGAACTGACCCTCACCACGGCCACCGCTGGCGAGGCAGACGAGTTGGACCTGTGCCTGTCCTCCGGTGACCCGGTCCTACTGCACACGCCGATCAACTGCCCGGTGCCCGGCATGTACGCGGTCGTCGGCGATGTGACCACGTCTAAGCTCGGTCCCCGCTCAGTGCGCCGGTACCTGAACCTGCCGCTGATCGAGGTAGCCCAACCGGACCTGTCCATCGTCGGCGCGACCAACACGTACCAGACGGTGCTCAACACCTACGCCACGTACACGGCGCTGCTCGCCGCGAACGCCACCTACCAAGACGTCGCCGACGGGGTCGCTGACCCCGGTGACGTCATCGTGCCATGAGGCCGGTCACCGCCGAGTTCCTGGCCATCGTCCGAGGTCCACACCGCATGTGCGCGCGCGCCACCGTGGTCACGGGGTTCCCGACCGGCGTGAACCCCGTCGGCACGGAGATCCCCATCTTCAGCGGCGACGTCCGGCACGACGCCAGCGCCGACGTGCGCGCCACCCTGGAACTGAACACGGACCCGGCTCTGTGGCCCGACACGCCTACCGACCTACTCAACCCGTACGGCACCGAGGTGTTCGTGGAGCGGGGAGTGGTCAAGGGCTCGGGCGCACGGGAGTGGGTGTCGCAGGGCTATTACCGCATCGACACCGTCGAGCAGGACGACGCACCGGACGGCGACGTTCGCGTCACCGGCAAGGACAGGATGGCCGGCCTGGTCGATGCTCGACTGGAGTCGCCCGTCCAGTTCACCGCCGCCACCACCGTCGCCGATGTGTTCAGTCAGCTCGTGCTTGAGGTCTACCCGACGGCCACGATCGAGTACGACTGGTCCGCCGCGTCCACTCTGCTGTCCGGTAACCGCATCGCCGATGAGGAGCGGTACGGATTCCTCGCCGACTTGGTGAAGGCACTCGGCAAGACGTTCTACTGGGACTACCGGGGCGTGCTGGTGGTCAAGGACCCGCCTGTGTCCACGGTGCCGGTCTGGAACATCACCCACGGGCTGAACGGTGTCCTCGTCGCGTTGGGCCGGGAGCGGACCCGTGAGGGTGTATACAACGCGGTGGTCGCCAGCGGCGAGGCTCCCGGTGCTACCACCGCAGCGGCGTACGCGGTGGCTCGCGACCGGAGTCCGTCCAGCCCGACACGGTGGGGTGGCCCGTTCGGCAAGGTGCCTCGGTTCTACAGCTCCCCGCTCATCGTGACGAACGACCAGGCGGCCAGCGCCGCGACGCAGTTGCTCAAGCGCGCGGTGGGGTTGCCGCACTCGGTGAACTTCGCGGCCATCGCCAACCCGGCGCTCGAACCGCTGGACCCGGTGTACGTGTCCTACTCGGACCAGATGAAATCGGCGATCCACGTACTGGACGAGCTGACCATCCCACTCACGGCGGACCAGGCGATGACCGCTAAGACACGGGACCTGACTGACATCGACGTGGAGGTAATCCCGTGATCACTGATGACCTGTCCCCGTTGCTCACCCCGGCCGGCCAGTCAGACCTGGGGTTCCACCAAGGTGAGGTGGTCGCGTGGGACGCCGTTGCCGGTACCAACATCATCGCGGTGTCCGGCACCGTCGTCACCAACGTGTCGGTGCTGTCCACCGCTGACTCCGTGCTGTTGGTCCCGGGGGACCAAGTAGGCATGCTCCGGTTCAAGTCGGCATGGTTCATCCTCGGCCGCTTCGTGCCGGCCGGCACCAGCCGCGCGCTGGCCATCGCACCCGCTGTTGTCCCCACTGTGGAGTTCACCAACTCAGCGGTGTGGGCGGACCTCCCGACCGTGGGGCCATCGGTTACGGCCAACATCGGCTCGTCCCGGCGGTGCCTGGTGTTCGTGTCGTGTGGTGTGTTTCCCCCGGTAGATGAGGGTGGCTCCGCGCATTTCAATGTGCGCGGCGCGTCGACTATCGATCCGTCATCGAACATATACAACGGTGCGTTTGTCTCAAACAACTTCGGCAACACCGCTGCCGCCGCTGCGGCAACGCGGGTGTATGTGCTCACCGCCGCTAACGGATTGAACGCCGGCGTGAACATCTTCAAAATGATCTACGCCACGAGTACCGCTGGCTTTTCGGTCTACTTCCAGGACCGCACCCTAGTCGTTATGCCCTTCTGAGGAGTTCAAAACCATGGCCGGTTCACCGAACTACGGATTCCGCTACCCAGTGCTGGGTGATGATCCGAACATCCCGGAGGACATGAAGTTCCTCGCCGAGGACGTCGACGCCAAGATGCTCACCGTCGACGCGACGACCACATCGCTGAAGAGCCTGCTGACCGGGCTCAGCGTCACGTCGTTCTCCGCTACCGGCACACTGGCCGCGACCGTCTCCGTAGCCACCGCGTCAGTGGTGATCCCTAGTCCTGGGTTCGCCTACCTGGTGGAGGTCTCCGCGTCCTACGCGTGGGGCATGTCCGCATCGGCGGTGTCCGGGCTGATCGAGCTGCACATCAACTACGACTCCACCACCTACAGCACCAACTCGATCGCTGTTGGTCGTGGCCGGGCCGCGTCGGTCACCGGCGGTGGCCTGTCACAGTCCACGGTCGTCATCCCCACCAGGCGTAGCTACGGGATCACCCCGTTCACCGGCAGCCACACCTTGCGGCTGCACGTGCGTAACTCCGAGCCGGTCAACAACATGGTCATCACGTCACCGAGCGGCGAGAACAGCTTCACCGTCCGGATCGTGCCGGCCTGATGACCACAATCCGCATGACCGCGCGCACACTGAGACCCTGAAGGGAGCCGGGCGGTGGACTTCTGGTCAGCGGCAATCCAGTCCTTGCCACAGCTCGGCATCATGTCCGGATTCGGCTACATCCTGATCTTGCTGCTACGAAGGGAGGCGTCCAGTGAGGCTCGGCACGCACGCGAGCTGGACCGGATGGCCAAGCAACATGACATGGAGCTTGCCGAACGGGACCGGGATGTCGATCGGGAGCGAGCCGCACGGCGCCGCGTGGAGAAAGAGATAGACCAGCTACGGAGCAAGCCATGACGGAGAGCGCAACGAGGACTCGGTACCGCCGGCTGATCGCAGGAGCGGCCGTGCTGCTCGTGCTCGTCGTCGGGTACTTCACCGTAACCACCATCACCGACCGGGTCGACACCAACCAGGCTGTTGTGGTCGCCGACGAGGGAGCCACGCTCGCTGACCAGGTGGCCCGCGTCTGTGCGAGAGGCGGGGAGGCAGCTACCGCGCTCGGCTCCGCGTGCCAGCAGGCCAACAAGGTCCAGGACCTGCCCGGCGCGACAGGAGCGCAGGGTGAGCGCGGTGCGACAGGTCCCCAAGGCGAGCAGGGACCGGCCGGCGCGACAGGGAACCAAGGCGTGATTGGACCGACCGGACCAACAGGACCGCCAGGGGCGGATGGTGCCAACGGAGCGGACGGCGCGGCGGGGCCGCCTGGAGCGGCCGCACGAGGGCTGCCTGGACAGGATGGCACCGACGGGGCCGCAGGTGCCGATGGCGCTCCCGGCTCCGATGGGCAGGATGGCCGGCCGCCAACGAGCTGGACCTACACGGACGCGCTGGGGCTCGAACACACCTGCACGCGCTCGAACGTGGACGACGCTTCCCCCACCTACACTTGCACGTAGAGGAGAGCACATGGCGACATCGCAGAACGGTTGGCCGGCGGGTCCTGACAAGCGCGCGCTTGGCGTGAACGGCGCGTGGTCGGTGATGGGCGCGAGCTTCCCCGGTGGCGTGGTCGGCGGGCCGGCCGGTGACGTGCTGGCTTACGTGGCTGAGCAATTCCACCGCCGTGTCGAAGCACTGGTGGACGGCTGGTGCTGGGGTTGGGCATACCGCGACGTGCGCGGCACCACCGGCCTGTCAAATCATGCCAGCGGTACGGCGATCGACGTGAACGCGCCACGGCACCCGCTCGGGTCGGTCGGGACGTTCAGCTCGGGTCAGGTCGCCACGATTCACGCCATTCTCGCCGAGGTCGGCGGGACGGTGCGGTGGGGTGGCGATTACCTCGGCCGCAAGGACGAGATGCACTTCGAGATCAACGCCGACTACCACGCGGTGGCGATAGCCGCCGTGAACCTTGGAGCACAGGAGGACGACTTGCCTACCCCCAACGATGTCTGGATGGCCAAGTGCACCGGAGTGGACCCGGTCACGAAGAAAGCGGAGACCCACCCGGCCGTCGAGTGGGTGACGGTCATGGGATTCCGCATTAGTGAGATGAGCCGGGAGATGGATGAGGTCAAGGCGTCGCTCGCGGCGCTGACCACGTTGATCACGGAGCGTCTCGCCGGACCGGGGTCTGAGCGGTGACCACGGTCCGGTTAGTCCTGCTGCCCGTCGCGGTGTTGCTCATCGGCGCTGGCCTGTTGCTGGGCAGTCGAGCCACACAACCGATGCTCATTGCCGGCGCTGTGTTGGCCGGTGCCGATCTCGTGCTGAAGCTGACCACGTAGTACCCTCACGCGAGCTGAGCCCCGCCAGGATGATCCTGGCGGGGCTCGGTCCATGTCTCGGGCTGGTCAGCAGAGCGGGCCGGTGCCATCGGCGTTCAGGCACACCTCGAAGAACCAGGATGTGCGGTTGCGGAGCCGGTCGCGGCCGTCGAGGTGGACGCTGTAGTAGCCAGGACCCGCGTAGGTGACGTACACCGACCCGGATGTGTCACCAGACGTTGCCGAGCCGTTGCCGAACGTCCAGTCGTAGGTGTACGACCACTGCACCTCGACGTTGTCCTCACCGTCGCTGATCAGATCGTGTGCGGTGAAGTCACAGCGGAAGTCGACACAAGTCGCCGTCCAGATAGCGATAGGTGCCTCCGGCCGGTTGTGCTGGTCGGCGTCCGCAGCGGCCGGCCCGCCGACCAGGGCGATGCCTACCGCAGTGGTGGCCATGATGGTGAACAGCTTGCGCATCAGTTCTCCTCTAGTCGGGCTTGCCGTCATCACAGCGTGCCGGTGACGGTCGCGGTCAGGACGGAGCCTGGGCCGGACGTCGAGATGTGATGCTCGGCGGGCACCGACAGCGCCGACCCGGTGATCGTGAACCGGTTCGTCAACGGCTCATCGCCACCGGTGACGGTATAGATGGCGGTGAACGTGCGGGACGCGTCCGGGAGCTCGGCGGCCAGGTACTCGACGGTGACGCGGAACGTCACGTTGCAGCCGGCGGACCCGAAGCACTGCTCTTCCAGCACGGTGGTCGCCAAGGCGAAGTCACCAGGTGCCGGAACGTACGGTGCGTTGCCCACCGCAGGAATGGGAGCGTCGCCCGTGGCGTCCGCCGTGGCACTACTGTGCGGCCGGAAGCTGGTCTCGGTGTCGGTGGTGGTCGCGGCGATGATGCCGACGAGGGCGACGGCGGCGAGCAGGAAGAACACGGCGGGGCCGATGGCTCGCCGGAGGCGGGGAGTGGGCTGGTGCATGCTGGTCTCGTTTCTTGGGATATCTGAGTGTGCGGCAGAGCGAGCGTTACGGGTGGATCTCGGTCTTGACCAGCGTCATGCCAGCGAAGTTCCACGTGCCGCCGGGCATCGGGTGCGCCGCCGTGCAGCCATCGAACGCGCGTGTCCAGGCGTTGCGGGCGCCGGCGTCGGTGGTGCTCCACCAGGTGACGTACGCGTCGCTGCCCAGGGCCGGAATGCCCCGGCCGTCACGCTCGGCCTCGTAGCAGTCCGCGCGAGCGGCGGTGATCTCGGCGGGGAGCTCGTAGGTGTTGACGGTGATCGGCGCACGCTCGGCTGCCGCCGCCGGGGTGGCGAGGATTGACACGCCGGCACCGAATGCGAGGGCGAGGAGGAAGGTCCGGCTGTTCTTGGTCATGGTGCGACCATAGCCGGACTCTTCCACTCTTTGCAAGTCTATTCCGTCACGGAACCATAACGGTCCAGCTCAGCTACCGCACACCGTGCTTGGTGCAGCGTGCCCACCTTGGTCTCCCGGCCTCTCGTGATGTACTCGACGGGCACCGCGCCGCACTCCATGCAGCGCACCTGGTAGCGCAGCTCGGTCAGCTCGCCCGGAGTGAGTCGCCCTGGCACGGGGCGCCCGCCGACCCTGCGGCCCTGTGCTCGTAGCTCGGCGTGCCGAGCATGCGACGCTCTCACGGCTCGCCTCCCAGGCATGTCGGCGCGCTCACCGCAGGCTCCACAGAGTGAGCTGGGCGATGACAGCGACCACCAGGCACAGCGCGGCGGCGATGCCCAAGGCGATGATCCACCGGTCCGCGTTCACGGCTGCCCCCAGGACCACGGCATCGGCTCGGCGTACTGCGCGTGCCAGTGCATCGGTATGCCGGCGGTATCGTCGAGGGTCAGGTAGCCCAGGGCGACAGCAGGGGGCGGGAGTTCGAGTGGCGGACGCGGGACGAGCTGAGCGTTGGCCGACGCGCATGCTTCGTCGGACTGGACGGCCACCTGTGCGGTCAGCTCCAGCCGGGTCGCGTACACCCGGCCGCTGTCATCGATCAGGGCGACGCCACGCAGCCGAGGCGACGACAGCGGCTCTGCCGTCAGGTACAGGTCCGGGTCGTCGGTGAGGTGCCGTGCCTCGCATCCGTTCGCCGTACCGACCCACTGCCAGCGCCCAGCTGCCGGAGTCCGGGTCGCCACGTTGCCGAAACCGCCGGACGTCGTGCCAGTCGTGCTCATGACGGCACCTCGTCGAACTCAGTGCGGTGCGCGTGGTCCGTGGACGACCGGCTGACCAACTCCATACCTAGCCGGCTACGTTCGAGGGCGGTCAGCATGTAGGCGTGCTCACGGATGGCCAGGGCGATGCTGTAGGCCGCGTCGGAGCGTTCGACCTCGGTGTACCGGAGCGGCGTCCACGCGCCGTCTCGGGGGAATGGAGGGGCCGCGTCGAGGGCAGCCTGAGCGTGGTCCGTGCTGTGCAACATGGTGTTGCTCCAAGGTGGGGGGAAGTGGCCAGCCCCCGGTGGGATGCCAGGGGCCGGGAGGGTTAGAGCTGACCCGACTCGTCGTCGTAGTCGGCCGGGTTGCTGTGTCTGTTCACGCGGAGTACTGGGGTGCGCAGGTGCTCGTTCGGTTCGACGGGGGTCGCCAGCGACGCGCTGTCCGGGTCGCCGATGTAGCGCGCGATGGCCGCCTTGACGGCCGACACGAGTCCGGCCAGACCGGCCAGGGCGAGCCCCTGCCACCACTGGAGGTCCATCGGGGTGATGGCCACTGCGGCCAGGTACGCGCCGAGGGCACCGAGCACGCTGGCCAGGACGCGCTCGACGGCGTCCTTCCAGAACGGGAGCTTCAGCATGATCTACCTTTCGTTGTCGTACTTCCTGCCGCTGCGAGTGTCGCGGTCGACCCGCTTACCACAGTCACGGCATTCCTTGTCTCGGTACTCGATGTCCCCCGTGACGCCGTGGATGGTGGACCAACTGGTCCAGTAGGTGTTCTTGTGCTTGCAGGACATGGGAAATGGTCCTTTTCCGGTTGGTGATGTTGCTGGCCAGTGCTCCGATAGACGCGCCAACGGCCAAGGCACACCCGGCTATGCCGATTCCGCATACGACTTGTACCCATGTCGCCGCCGTGTCTAGGTCTTCCTGGATAGACATGGGAAGCGGGACCTTTCTGTACAGAGTGGACGGTGGGGCCGCCAGCACACGCTACCGGCCCCACCGAAGTGCACTACTCGGCCGACGCGAACGGGTCGTTGACGGGGACGCGCCCGGCGAGGTACTCGCGGGCTACCGCCTTGTCCCCCTCGGTGGGCTCGGCGAGCACCCACATCTGCGTCTTGTATTGGCTCGGCTTCTGCGCGACACGGCCCAGGTACTTGCCTTGCTTACGCAAGGTGGGCAGGAGTTGACCGGTAACGGTCTGGCCACTGAACTGGAAACCTTCCAGCACAGTGGGGACCTCATCGATCATGTCAGTCACGTCGCCGTCGAGCACGACAGTGTCGGTCTCGACGTAGGTGTACATCTGGCCGGCCTGGCCCTTGACGTTGGACTCCCGCTCACCGGCACTGGTCGGGATGACCAGTACCAGGCGGCCAAGGATGTCCTCCATTTTGACGAAAGCCTCACGAGCACTGGTAAACGGATCGGACATTCTGCTCTCCTCTGTTCTGTTCGCTGTGGACACTGGGTGTCCGTGGACGGGGGAGGATTCGAACCTCCGGAGACGTAGTGGCACTAGCTCGTGCACCGTGCGCCGTCCTAGAACCCTCCGCCCTGGTGACCTGGCAGGATCCCAGTTCTGGAGGGCCGCCGGCTGCCACCGACTTGCCAGTTACCGGGGGGCTAGGAACCCCGTCGCTCCGACCATGTTTCTGAGCCTAGGCGCTAGTTCCGGCCTTGTCAACACTTAGCCGGACTTTTCCTCTAGCTCCCTGAGCCGCCGTTGCCCGGTCTCGACCAGCTTGTCCAGTCGATCCGGATTAGGACCGAACAGCACATTCACCGCTTCCCGATACAGCGCGCTCAGTTCACCCCGCGTCGTCGCCGAGCCGAACCGCTCCTCCCACGTAGGCTCCCGGCTCTCTGCCGGCGGCTCGTGCTCTACCTCCGAGATCACCCACTGGGTAGCCAGGTCGCGCCGCTTGCGCCACTCGCGCACGTCCCGGCACAGGTACGCCGCGCGCTCGGCCGCCTTTAGGTCCACCCGGTACAGCGTGCACTTGGCCTTGCCGACCGGCAGGTGCATCACCACGGCGAAGTTCGTCAGGACTGACCCGCAAGTGCGCGTGTCCCAGGTGCCGGTGGCCAGGTCATACAGGCCGTGCTCGTCGGCGCCCTTCGCGTAGATCAGCAGTTGGATGGCGATCTCGTTCCACCCATAGGACAGGTCCCGGCCTGTCTTCAGGTCTCCGACCACGAGCGGCGCGCCGAGTCGTTGGTTGAGAAGCCGGTCCAAGGTGCCGGCCACGCCCCACTCCGGCACCGCTGTGATGCGCTCGATCCCGTAGTCGGCCACCACGAAGCCTGCCTGCCTCAGTGCCTCTTGGTAGGCCAGGACGTCCGGCAGCGCCTCGGCGGGCACGAGGTCTTCCGGGTCCTCGTCGGGCCGGGAGTCGACCAGCTCGGTGAACGCGTGCCGCGCGGTGCCGAGGTTGGCCGCCACCTTGTCGCCGGCCGCCGCCTTGGCGGTCTCGCAGATGTCGTTCACCTCGGCGCGGTCAGCCGCCACGTCCTTGCTGTGCATGAGCGCGGCTAGGTCCGGCCGCATGGCCATGCCCTTGGCCACCATCCGTTGGGACCACTGGGACAGCGTGAACGTGTCCGAAATGGACTTGGCGAAGGTGGTCGCACGAGTGAACGGCTCCACGGTGCCGGTGACCGGGTGGGTCAGCAGGTACCGGCCCCACCGATCGCGCTTGACCTTGTCATCCTCGTGCGTCGTGTTCGGCGTGTCGAACTGGTCAGAGATCATCCCTTTTCTCCGAACTCAAAACGAGCTGACCGTGCCGCGATAAGTGCACTCTCTTGGCGTGAGTGGGGATGGAAAGGGAAGTCGTTACTGATCTCCCCCATACGCCAGGACTTCTCGCGAGCGGGACATGTTTCTGCGGGGAGCACCTTTGTCCCACACCCCACTCGTGTGGACCACGGCGTGCCTTTGTGTGGGCACACCCACACCTCGCGGAGACACCAGCCATCCTTGTGAATAGGCCAGTGGCTCACCCAGAAAGCGGCGTCGCCTCCTCTCCCACCCTTGCCTCCCGTACGCAGAGTGAACGTGCCACAGTCCTCACCGTCACACATACCCCACCTGGCTTTCACACCCCACGGGCGTGTGTCTTCCCCCGACCTCATCGCGGGCATCTGGTACATGTACTCCGGAGAGTGGTCCATGCCTGAGAACACGTTGTGTGCTCGGAATTCACCAAAAGCAACCACGAAGAAGTCACCGGGACACTCTCGGGCGAACTCTGTGTGGCGTGGATCTTGAACGTTTCCGGGCTTGACCCCTTTGATCTCTAGCCACAGCGTTTCGTTATCGGGCAGTGATACCCTGAAATCAGGCAAGTACCACCCTGCCTTCAACTGGAACCCTTCGGGTTCGTACTCCCACGGGATGCCCGCTTCGGTGAGGAACACTGCCCAGCGTGCTTCCAACCGGGATCGGAAGCGGTGCCCGCCATACCTCGTCTCAATCGCCTTGATCATGCCCACCCCTTCGTGCAGTACGTGTAGTCGACGCTGGCGTGTAGCCCGCCGTGGCCGACTTCGAGCGCGCACCGATAGGTGCGTGTCCGGGCCTCCTCGTCGACCATGTCAGCGAGCGGCTGGACGGTGGCGCCGCATTGCTCGGCGTCCGGGTCGTCCCACTGGCCGTCTCCGTGGGAGTCCCACCAGGCACAGCACTGCTCGCAGCAGAATCCGTCGCCGTCGTGCACGACTTCGTTGCCACACAGCGCGCAGTCCGGCGCTCGGTACTCCAGCGGCGGCGGCGCTGGACGCGTGTTCGGTATGGTCATTTCATCATCTCTTTTCTGAACCGTCGGTCAAATCTCTTAGATGCGAGCTTGATGGAAATCAGGTTGCTTGCCTCATTCTTGGTCAGTGCCTTAGCGTCCTCATAGGACAGTTCGGTGATTGACACGAGGTACCTTGCCTGCGGCTCCGATGCCTTACCGCTCTTGCGCCACGCCGAGCCCCTGCTGGCCACCGTGGCGTCCTGCTCTTCGGCCTCCACCTGTGTCCAGGACATTGCCAGTTCTAGGGACAGCCCGGTGTGCACCCGACGCCACAGCTCCTCGGCCTTGGGCGCGTAGCAGGCGTCCCAGTGACCGGCCACCGTGCTCGGCCACAGCATCCAGTCACCGTCGGTAACCGGGATGAACCACACGCCGGCCTCGGTCTGCAACCACATCGACGTCGACTGCTCGAACAGTTCCACCTGTTCAGCGTGCAACGCACCACCCAACGTCTTGCGGTCCAGCTCGACCCCGTCAGCCGCTTCCTGCTCCTCCACGGCGTCCAGGAAGCTCTGTGCTGGCGTCATGGACCTGACGGCTCCCGGCTCTAGGTCGATGAGCGTGGCGAGCTTGTGGAGGCCACTAGCGCCCACCACGTCGAGCACGAGCGCGTCCGTCTTGCCGGGGTAGGGCCGGAGCACGCGGCCCACCATCTGCTGGTACAGCGGCGCTGAGCGGGTCGGCCGGGCGATCACCGCGCAGCTGGCCCACGGTGCGTCCCAGCCCTCGGTGAGCACCATGCAGTTGACCAACACCTGGGTGCGGCCAGCTTGGTACTCGCTGTAGATCCGCTTACGATCCTCGGTCGGTGTCGTGCCGGTGACCATGGCGGACGGGATGCCCGCCGCGTGCAGTTCCTCGGTCAGCTCCTCAGCCGCCGCAACGGTCGGCGCGAATACCACACCGGGCCGGTCGCCGGCGTGCTCGCGGTACGCCTTGGCCACGGTGCGCGACGCCATCGACTCCGTGAGCGCGGTACCGAGCGCGCCCACTTGGTAGTCCCCGCCTGTCTGCCGCACGTCGGACAGGTCCAGGTCATCCACGGTGACCTGGACACCCCGGACGTCGGCGAGGTAGCCCCGCCGGATGAGTCGGGTCAGGGACACCGCGTAGACGACCTTCTGCCACACCGAGCCCAGCCCGACACCGTCACCACGCGCCAGCGTGGCGCTGAACCCAACGACGTTGACCAACCGGGCCCTCTCGAACGCACCGAGGGAGGTCAGTACCTCGCGCCAGGACGGCGCCACGGCGTGGTGGGCCTCGTCGACCACGACCAGGCCGAACCAGCCGTGCACCTCCTGGCGGCTGAGCATGAGCGCGAGCCGGGAGGGCCGGGCCAAGGTCTGCACGGACGCCACAACAACGTCCGCCTCCGTCTCGTTCACATCCGCCTTGACCTTGCCCACGTGCAGTCCGGGAGCTACCTGGCGGATCTTGTCAATGGCCTGGTCGGCCAACTCGTCACGGTGTACGAGCACGAGCGCGCGGTAGTCCGATCCGCCACGCGCCGTGTGCTCGCTGATCAGGTGCGCGAACATGACCGTCTTGCCGGACCCGGTCGGTGCGACCACGGCGGGACGCTGGATACCAGAGGCCCAGGCGTCCCGCACCGCAGCGAGCGCGTCGACTTGGTAGTCGCGCAGAGATAGCTCAGCCACGGGATCCTCGGTCGGTGTCGTGCCGGTGACCATGGCGGACGGGATGCCCGCCGCGTGCAGCGTCCACCCCCGCCTTCCAGGCCAGGGCCTCGGTCAGCTCCTTGCCGACCGTGACCCGGTAGCGCTCCGGACGCGGGACGCCCCGGTAACTCGAACCCATCTCGCGCGTGACCCAGTCCTGAATGGCCGCGCGGCTCTCGACGTCGCCTCTGCTCACGTCAGGCACTCCGTAATCGCGCAGAGGTAGCTCAGCCACGGGGCACCTCCATGTTGACCATCTCGGTCAGGCAGGAGTCGCAATCGCACCGCGCCCGACACCACTCGTCCTCGGATACCCCGCACCGTGAGCAGGCCCCTTGGTCAAGTGCGTCAGCCACGGGGCACCTCTTCCAGTTCGCTCATGATCGTTCCTCTCGCTGGGGTTGCGGTAACGAGCGGAAGTCTAAGGCAAGTGGAAGAGAGTTGTCAACTCTGGAAGTGATCGGGTAGGGTCGGTGCCAACACCCCATCGACCGGAGGTAGACCCGGTGACCATGACGACCACGGACCTCATCACGTACGACGAGGCGGCCGAACTCGCCGGCGTCTCGACTCGCACCATCCGCAACTGGGTGGCCGAAGGACACCTCACCCGCTACAGCTCTCGCACGGGACCAGGGCGAGCGTTCAGCTCGCCCCGGGTCGAGCGGCGCGAGCTGGGCCGGTTCCTGCGCTACACCCGGGACAAGTAAGAACCCCCGGTCGCTGACCACCACGACCGGGGGTTCCCGTTTCCCACTTCCCGTCCGAAGGATACCGCACATGCTCTACACCGATCCACCCGTCCGGCCGGCCGCCGAGCGATTCCGGTCCAGCGCTCCCGGCTCTCTGGGTTGGGATCGCGTCCCGTGCTACGCCGGAGAGGTCGCGGTCCGCAAGGTGATCGACGGCTGGCGAGGCATGCCTGTCTCCGTCGACATCGAGGGGTTTGGCCTAGGTGACCTGTCCACTCGAATCAAGTGCGTGTCCTTCTCCGACGGGGACGCAGCGGTGGTGCTCGATCCCCGTGACGAGTTTCAGCACAAGGCCGTTCGCGAGCTGATCGCTACCGCACCCACGTTGGTCTTCCACAACAGCGCGTTTGATGTGCCGAACCTGGCCCGCAATGGCCTCCTCGTGCCCGATGACTGTGCCCGGGTTGAAGACACAGTGGTGCACGCTCGTCTCGCTGAACCGGACGTTCGGATGAGCGCCAGCCTCGGCGCGATCGGACACCGGTATCTCGGGGTGCCGAACGAGGACGCACTGGCACTCGCGTTCCGCGCCTTGGGGTTGACCAGGCAGACCGGTTACTACCAGTTTGACCTTGACCGGATGCTCTACCTGCTCGGCGCGGCGAGCGACGTCATCATGACCGCACGGGTGCTGCCCCTGGTGCGCCGTGCCGCCTATGACCGGCTCACCACCGGCCACCCCTTCACTGAGTACGGGGTGACTGGCCAGGACGCATGGGACCTGGTGGACAAGGTCCAGCGATTCAACCGGATACTTCTGCGCCGTGCCTGTCTAGGGCTGCGTGTGGACCTGGACTTCCTTCAGAGCTACCGGGAGCGCACCGCCGAGCGACTGTCCACTGCCGAGCTCCAGCTTGCGGCGGCGCGTGTCACACCGGGCCATGCTGGTGAGCTGGTCACGTTCCTGGAACGGGAAGGCGCGCTACCGGCGGACTACCCACGCACGGCTAAGACCAAGCGGCCCAGTACCACGGCGGACCACCTAGGAACGCTCACGCACCCGATAGCCAAGACGTTCGTCACCCACAAACAGATCAAGAAGGTGGCTGACGACTACCTGGGCAAGGCGATCGGCCAATCCGGAGACGACGGCCGAATCTACCCCGCCACGAACGTACTCACCGCCGTGACCGGCCGCGCGTCCATGTCCGGCGTGCCCCTGCACCAGTTCCCGAAGGACGCACGAGGCATCGTGCTGTGCGACGTAGACGACCCCTTCACCTCGCTGGACTGGGCCCAGATTGAGCCCGTCGTGATCACCAACGTAGCGGCGGGGAGGGGATCGGCTCCCGATCTGGCCCTGATAGAGGCGTTCGAGGCAGGTGCTGATTTCTATGCGCCCATCATGGCTCAGGCGGGTATCTCCCGGCCTCACGCCAAGGTCGTCCTGCTCGCTCAGCTGTATGGCGAGGGGATCCTCAAGCTCGCGAGTGACTTGGGGATCAGCACTGAACACGCCGAGGAGCTGCGAGACAGCCTGCTGTCCTCCATGCCGGGTGTTGCCGACCTTGTCCGCGCCAGGTCGGCGTGTACCGCGCCAGGCCAGCGAGAGGGTCTCTTGCGGTGCATCGCTCGCGAGCACGGCTTGGTGTTCTCGCTGGCTGGTCGGATCATGCCGGTGCCGATGGGCAAGGGGTGGGTGGACGAGGAGACCGGGGAGCAGGGTCCGCCTACCCGCATGGTCCACAAGGGGGTCAACTACTTCGTACAGGGCAGTGCGTTCGATGTGTTGATGGAAACCGTGCTCGAGGGCGACAACGCGGGACTGGCCGACAGCTTGTACCTGTCCATGCACGACGAGCTCGTCGTGTCGACGGCCGCCGCGCCTGAATGGGAGCGGCTCATGCGGCGCCCACCGGGTCGACTGTGCGAGCTCGCCAAGCGGGTTCCCGTACTGCGCACGGACCGGCACGATCTAGGCGAGAGGTGGGCGAAGGTCTGATGCCCACACACACCCCACCAACAGAGGCGGAAGTACCTGATGCTCGCTCATGACTCGTTCGCCGACACGTTCGGCATCGCGGTACCCGGTGACCTGGACAGCCTCGCCGGGCTGATTCGCAAGGCCGGGCGCGCGGGTTACGCCATCGTGCTGAACGCGCCAGGCACCAAGAAAGCCAACGTGTGCACGCTCAGTGACAAGGCCGCACGTGACGCGGACCGTGCGGCGCATGCTGCCGACCTGGCGGCCGGGGTGCGTAATCCCCGGTCCCGGCACGACTGCGGTAAGGCACACGCGCTCACCGCCGCCAACACCGACGCCGGCGCGAAGGTCAGCACAATCCTTGGACTGGTGACCAGACGCTACGGCGGGCTGCCCAACATCGGAGTCGAGCCCGGACTGTCCCGCGTCGTCATCGCCGACCTAGACACCCTTGAGCAACGCGACGCGTTCTTGGCGGCCTGGCACGCCGAGGACCCTACCGGGGACGTGCCGGACCCGGATGAGCTGTACACCGTGCGCTCTCCCGGTCACCAAAAGGACGGGGTGTGGGAACACAAGGACGGCGGGCACGTGTGGTTCACCCTGCCTGTCGGTGTAGAACTCCCCCTGGTCGACAACGGGGTGTACACCGACCAGGACAAGTGGTCCCTGTACTGGTCCGGCGGGCAGGTGCTGGTACCGCCGTCGGTGCGTGCCGAGGGACCGTACATGGCGGTCGGCACACCGTGGCCCGTGCCGGACTGGATCCTCGCGCGCATCACCACGTTCGTCACCGAGCGGGCCGCGCGCACCCTCGCGCAGGACACGGCCCGCCGAGCCAAGATGGCAAGCGGCGACGTCGACGCCACCAACGTGGCGCTGTCCGACGAGAACACCCCGTGGGCCGACCTCCTGGCGCCCCGAGGATGGGCGGAGACCGGCCGGCGGGACGCGTGCGGCTGCCTCACCTGGACCGCTCCCGGCTCCCATGCCAGCCCCAAGAGCGCGGTCGCGCACGAGGCAGGGTGCTCCCACCCCAACTATGACGACGACTCCGGGCACCGGCCGATCCACTTGTGGTCCGACACCGTGTTGGTCAGCGCACCTCGCACGCTGACCAAGCTCCAGTTCGTCGCGTGGTGGGACCACGATGGGAACGTAGGCGCCGCGTCAAGGTCGTTGGGTCTGGCCACTCGTCCCCTCGATGGCCTGGGTGACTTCACTGAGATGGTACGTGCCGCGCAGAGCGCTGCCCCGGTAGTCGAGGCGGTGACCGACCGGGGCAGCAAGGCCGCTGAAGGGGATTCAGATGCCAGCACTCAGGATACCGGGTCCACACTGAATCCACAGCTTGTGGATGGTTTCGACACCCCGTTGACCGCAGCGGATTCACCCGTGCTCGACGTGACGGAGTCGCGTTGGCTGGACTGGAATGACTTGCACAGAATTCCGGCTCCGGAACCGCTGATCACCGACGTGTTGGACAAGCGCACCATGGTCGTGCTCGCGGGCAAGTTCGGTACGTACAAGACGTTCTTGGCACTGGACTGGGCCGCTTCCCTGGCCACCGGGACATCGTGGGCCGGCCATGAGGTGCCTCAGGCGGTCCCGGTGGTTTACGTCGGGGCAGAGGGAGCGGGATCCTTCGATCGGCGCTTCACGGCGTGGCAAGCGGGCCGGAATGTCGGCTCCCGGCCTCGTGGCGCACTCACCGTGTGGCGTGGGCCGGTAAACGTGCTGAAGGACGAGGACATGTCGCAACTCTGCGCGGCGATCACGGAGCACGGCGCCCAGCTCCTCGTGGTGGACACCCTGCACCGATGCGCGCCGGGCATTGATGAGAACGACGCCAAGGAGGTGGGCAGGGTCCTGGAGCGGCTGTTCATCATCCGGGACGTGCTGGGTATCGCGGTACTCGTGCTGCACCACACCGGGCACCAAGGCCAGCGCGCACGCGGGTCCTCGGTCATTGACGACAACGCGGACGCGTCATGGGTCATCTCGCTGGACGGCGAGAACCGAGGGCCAGACAACCCACGCACGCTCAGTCACCGGAAGTCGAAGGATGGCGAGCTGCTCGGAGAAGTGCCGTTGGTGCTGAGGACAGCCGCGAGTAGTGCCTACCTGAGCTATGACCCGATGGACGCGCCGCGATCGGTCAAGCGAGTGGAGGCAGCTGCGGAGCGGGCGGGTGACTTGGCAGAGTTGGTTACGCATATAAGTGAGTACTTCACTCAGCGTGGTCGGATTGTAGGTAGGGACACCACGGCGATCGAGGTGAATCTACCGGCCGGTAACCGCCTTCTGAGGGAGGCTCACAAGATCGTTTCGGAGCGCTGGTCAAAAAGATCTACTGACCAGCTGACCAGCGCTGACCAGCTTAACACTGAAGACGATGCCTGACCTGCGTAAAGGGCTGGTCATTACTGAACTGACCAGGACTGACCAGCCCAAACTGGTCACTGGTCACTGCCCCTTTACAGGGCAGTGACCTGACCAGGTGACCAGAGCCGGTTTGACCAGAGGACAGACGAGAGGCAATGTGGATCATGAGTCCCTACAGCAGAGCAGAGCCGCTAGCCCTATGAGGGCATAGGGGGTATGGTGAATCGCATGGACACTGCGGACATGGACTACGTACGTCAGCGGGCTGACGCGGACGAGATGGCGTATCTGATCAAGGCGATGGATCCAGCGGTGGCACCGAAGCTGGCACCCGCCATGCACGCGATCCGGGCGTCGCTGGAAGGGGAGCGGGGAGGCAGGGAGTGGGCGAGTGTCGTGGCAACCGGACTCCGGTCCAGTGAGGTCACGGTCAAGACGCTGGATAACTTGATCCGAAAGATGATCAAGCATGGGTTCCTGATCAAGGAAGGCGAGTACCAGCGCGAGTATCGGCGCGGCCGTCGGGGCTTCACGGTGACGGATATGCGGCGACTGACCCTCGGTGACTGGCCGACTCGATGAGTCACTACAGCAGAGGCCGGGAGTTCGAGTGGCGGACGCGGGACGAGTTGGCGGCGGCCGGCTATGACGTGATCCGATCGGCGGGCAGCAAGAGCAAGGTGGATCTTGTGGCGTTGAAGCAAGGGCAGGCGCTGTTCGTCCAGTGCAAGAGCGGGGCATCGTGGCCAGGGCCGGCTGAGCGCACCGAGCTGAGGCGGCTGGCCAACCTGGTAGGTGCGCTACCCATCGTGGCGAGCAGGGAGCGGGAGGGGCGTGCCGCCTCGGTCATCACGTGGTGGTACCTGCACGGTGACGGACCGAGGGACCGAGCACCGTTCGTGCTGGACTTCGGCGCGGTGCGGTTGGTGGACGGGCTGGACGCTGGGCCTACCCAGATCAGGCTGGCTGGACTAGAGACCCCCTCTATGCCCTCTCCTGTCCACGTAGAGGCACGAACAGCGGACGCAGGTACATGTTTGTGCTGTGGCCCCAAGTACCGGGAGAGGCGCAACCAGACGGCAGTGCGGCCCTGATGGCTAGGACAGCGTGGGGCAATGGCAGCACGACGGCATGGCGAAAGCTGCGTGCGGCGGTGCTGGCACGTGATGGGTACCGGTGCCAACTCAACCTGCCTGGCTGCACGACCAAGGCCACGCACGTGCATCACACGCTGGGCAGGAAGTACGGTGATGACCCTGTGCACCTGGTGTCTAGCTGTGCGTGGTGCAACCTGAGCACGGGTGAGCCGGGGTCCCACGATCCGGCACCTAGACCACGCACAGCGTGGTAGCTAGAGGTAGGTCGAGGTCATAAGCCTCTGACCTGCATAAACGTAGAAATTAACGAAAACTGATCGTGGATCGTCGGATTTTTCCCATTCGATGATCTACTCGAACAG